TGCTGCTGCCCAATAGCGGCCTTCCCAGCCGCAATGGTGCGGCCACGACCTGGCCCACAGGCATTCCGGCTCACCGGTTTCGCCGGTTACGGGGTCTAACTGCTTGATGTCGCAGCGATGTTCGATAATATTGATGTCGCCGGCCTTGGTCAGCGAGTGCAGGTAGTGGGCGCAGCTGCGGCAGGTTTTCATCAGTAGTCGCCGTCAACTAAAATGAAGGCACGCGGGGTGTTGATACTGATGCGACGGAGAATGAAAGGTTTTTCCCCTTTGAGGCCATGATCGTTGAGAGCAGCAACGAGAAGCTGCCGTGCTTCATCTTCGGTGTTGGCCACGACCACTGACGCAGCGCCGACCGGATAAAAACCATCGTGGTCGATACAGGTGTAAATATTCATGGCCGCTTATCCGTTTCCGACATGATGGCTGACTGAATGAGCAGGGCGGTGGCCGACATTTGCAGCACCTTGGTCAGCCGGAGCAGCGTGGACAGCGGCGGGTCGGACAGCCCAAGCTCGTATTTGGACACCTGCTGTGGTGTCATCTTGGCCGCGGTTGCCACGTCGGCCTGACTCAAGCCCAAGTGGTCGCGCTTGTCGGCCAAGCGGCGGCCGATCTCGGCCAGGAATCGGTAGTCGTGGGTTTTGGGCATGTAGCCGCTCTTGACCACGGTGACCTCCATCGCTGTGGACAACCTAAACTGCTAATTGAATGTGTGTCAAGCCGCAGCTATTTATGCTATCGGCAAGTGATTTGGATAGGATTTGAATCCCATGCGCATCCAATTCGACCTCCCCGATCCCGCGGCGCAACTGCTGCTGCGGCTTATGGGTCATATCCGCGAACACGCCGGCACCGAGCCGGACAGCAACCAGATTTGCCAGTCCATGATTGTGGATTTGCTCGTGGATGACGCGGTGTGCCACGGCATCATGCCGGCCAGCGACGTGACGGTGCAATAATGTGGCTGTATATTATGCGAACTGATGATGGTCTGATAGTAAAGGTTGGCATATCCGGCAATGTTGAGAGCCGTTTATTGACCATGCAGGCTCATTCTCCCGTCCGGCTACAGATTTGCTTCTCACAAGAACTTACACGGGCAAAGGGATGCGAGCGGTATTTGCACAGGGTGCTGATGATGTACAGGATTCATGGTGAGTGGTTTAGGATAGATTATCGCGATGCTGTTCGAGAGGCGAAGAAAGCTTGCCTGAAATTTGCTGATCGACGTGGTGAACATCAAAACGAGTGGCGGCGAAAGAAGCCTAATATTCAATTAGTTGGCGACCCCCATTGACGCGGCAGATTTGCATGGAGCAGCATAAGTTCTGTCGCAACAATCCCTAAGCCGTGGTATTAGCCGCGTATGACAGACGCCGAAATACTGGCTGAGCTGCGGCGTATCCGATACCGGCCAACGATTGCTAGTGTGTCACGCGATAGCGGCGTCAGCCGAACGTCGTTGTACCAAGCCATTCGCACGGGACGCATGTCAGACAAGCACGCAAAGGCCGTGATGACGGTTTTGCACAGTGACCGGTATTGGCGGTTAGACAATCCTCGCTCACCACAGCCCGTTATTGGCCCGTCCTAGGCCATTCTACGGGCATTTCCGGCACGTGGCTGGCTGCAGCCACGGCCGAGCCTACAGTTAGTGGCAGCAGACGCTGCTACACCAGATGTGGTATGTGAAGCTCACGTGAGCTAAGCCGATGATATTGCTACACATTCGGCTAAATGTTCCATAATGGATGTTATGCGAATGGATGCGGCCGGGCTGACCAGGGCCGGCCCGGTGGAGCGCGCGGGCGGGTGCACGGCCGAATGGGGCAGTGAGGTGAGATTCGGGTGCCTCCACCACGGTTCAGTTTAAAAATTATTTACGGGCACCAACAAATACCGTGTGATTGCAACGACATACGCAGTAACTGCTCGATTACAGCACCGGCTATTGTCGGTTATTGCGGGTTATTAGCCGCGGTTAGGGGCTTGTCAGGCGCGGTTTTTGGTGGGAATTGTGTGCATTCGGCCGTGGCGAAAGCCGCTGGGACCGCAAATCCCAGGACTTCACTGAGCACAGTGACGGCCGAATGGAACTTATCGACACATCCGCGGCTTAGTGCACCAACCGAAGGACCGGCCCATGAGCGAACTGCCCAATGACGGCGACGTGATCGAGTTTGAGGAGGTGCCGGCTGGCAGCCTTATCCCGCCGCCGATTGTCACCCCGGAAGGATCGAAGCCGTTGCCGCGGCGGCGCTACCGCGTGGAGCACAAGCCCATGGACCGGGAGTATTTGCTGATTGATACCGTGTCCGGTCATGCAGCGCGTGTGCCGGCGCATGAGTTTCGCAAGAGCAAGTGGGCCGAGGCGAAGCAGGAGGTGGGGGCCGAGAAGGGCGCGGAGGCTTCCATTGGACAGCCGCTTTCTTCCGGCGGTGACGAATCCGCAGGCAACGCTCCGCTCTTTCCGACAACTCCCGGCTCGCCTATGCCGGCAGGAGATTAAGCCATGCTCGGGACAATCCTTTTAGTTTTTGCGTTCGTCTTTGCTTGTATTGCGGCGTGCGTTCCCGGTCCCATTCAGGGTCGGTGGCATTTGGGCTGGCTGTCGCTGGCGTTCTTTTATGCGTCGCTGATCTTCGGTGACGTTAGCCATATGATGGTTCGTTGAATTTCCCCGTCACCGCCCCGGTCATGGCGTTTGTGATCCTGACCGTCGTGGCTGCGGCCATCGGTCTTGAACAGTTGACAGCGTGGATTTGGCCGCCGATGCCATTGCCGGGGTGTTGCTGCTAGTCTAATATCCGAGCATGAGCACGCCAGAATGGCTGAAAATGCTGGCCGACCGCATCCAAGACAGTTCCGAACTTGTGCTGTTTAACCAGCAACACCCGCGCCATACCGCAGGGTGGCAACATAAATTGTCGGTCGAGCGGCGCACCATTCTGGCGGCTATTCTTCGGGAGGCTGCCAATGGCTGAGATTAAATTGCCGTGTGGTCGTTTATTACTGGTGGACGATTCCGACCTGACTTTGGTCAATCAGTATGTTTGGTTTTCGGCGAAGCGTCGGCAGACGTTTTATGCGCGTGGCTACTTGCGCGGTACGGATGATCGCAATCAGAAAGTCTATTTGCATAAGCTGTTGACCGGCAATGTTCAGACCGATCATTGGGACGGTAACGGGTTGAACAATCATCGCGTCAATCTCCGAAAGTGCAATTCGGTGCAGAACGCGGGCAACGCAAAGTCACAGCAGCACAAAAAATTTAGAGGCACCTATTTTGATCGGCGCAAGAACCTCTGGTATGCGCAGCTTTTTATAGGGAGAAAAGCAAGGTGGGGTGGCTATCATTCCACTGAGATTGGAGCGGCTCGGGCTTTTGACATAATGGCTCGCGAAAGATTTGGTGAATTTGCGCGACTTAACTTGCCGGATGCTCATGCCTGAATCTCATGTTCCGCTAAAAGCAGACGCACCGCCCGAAGAAATTGAGCGGTTTGAAATCGGCAGCAGTGCCGTTGCTCCGTTTCCGCGCGAGAAGTTTTTGGCGTTTCTCAAGCAGCTCAAGGTCCAATCTAAGGATTACGGCCTCGTTCCCTTCAAGCTGCTCGGTAGCCAACGCTACCTGCTGGATGAAATTTGCAAAGGTATGGATGAGGGTATCACCGTTTTTTATGTGCTGAAAAATAGGCAGGCGGGAATTTCTACTTTCTTGCTCGCGCTCGATTTGTTTTGGGGGTTCAACTACAAGGGATTGCTTGGCGTCTTTATCACGCACGAAGAATCATCGCGCGACGACTTTCGTTCGGCCATTGAAGTCTTTTTTGCCGAAACACCCAAGACCCATAAGGTGAACTATGTTCGCCACAACCGGAACCTTCTTATTCTCAAAAATTCTTCCAAGTTCCGATACCTCATCGCGGGAACAAGTAGTGGTCGTAAGGGCGGCTTGGGTCGCTCGGGTAGCGCCAATTTTGTCCACGCAACCGAAGTCGCCTTCTATGGAAACGATGACGACTTAGCCGAATTTCGTTCACAAACAAGTTCGCTATACCCCCACCGGATGCAGATTTACGAAAGCACCGCAAACGGTTTTAACCATTGGGAAGAGGCGTGGGATTTGGCAAAGCGCGATCCGACTAAGCGAGCGATTTATATTGGCTGGTGGCGCGATGAGAGGAATCAATTGCCCCTAGACCATCCATTTTTTGCGAAGTACATGCCGGATGGCATCACGAGTTCTCTAACCACACTGGAGAGGAAACGCACGCGCGAGGTTCGTGAGTTGTACGGTTTTGAAATGTCCCTCCAGCAGTGGGCTTGGTACCGACACCATCTGGAAAGCGAAAAGATTGGCGACCAATCCCTGATGGATCAGGAATACCCAACTGTTGAAACGGATGCTTTTCAGGCTACGGGTTCGCAGTTTTTTACATCTGAGGCGTTGACCAACTGCATCCGCGAAGCCAAGAAGCATCCGTTCCTTACCTACCGTTATAAGCTCACCCACAAGTTCGAGGAAACCAAGCTGCAGCAAACCCGCGACGCGCGGTCGCCGCTGCGGGTGTGGGAGGAAGCCTCGAAATTCGGCTACTACGTCATCGGCGACGACCCGGCTTATGGATCGTCGGACGAGGCGGATAGTTCGGCCCTGTCCGGCTGGCGCTGTTACGCCGATTGTATGGTGCAAGTCGCGGAATTCTGTTCGCCCGAGCCGTCCACCTACCAGAACGCCTGGGTGCTGGCGCACTTGGCCGGCTACTACGGCATGACGTGGGTTCAGCCGGTGCTGGAAATCACCGGGCCGGGACAGGCCGTGTTTGATGAATTGCAGAAGCTGCAAAAACTGTCGGCCGAGATTCGGCCGCAGGAGGACACTCACGGCATTCGCAATCTGCTCGGCAACATGCGGCATTTTTTCTATCGTCGCATAGATACGCCGGGCGGCGGCGGGTTGGTGTTTCATTGGAAAACCACGGCCGAATTGAAGGCGCGTATGATGCACCAGTTTAAGAACGGCGTTGAGCTTGGTCGCGTCATTCCCCGCTCGGTGCCGCTGATCGAGGAAATGCGCAGGATTGTGAATGACGAGGGCTATATCGGCGGCGAAGGCCGGGCCAAGGACGACCGCGTGATGGCCGCGGCAATGGCGTACCAGGGCTACAACATGTTTGCGCAACCGCTGTTGAAAGCCATGGGCCTGACACGGGCGCGGGCCGCGGAGATAGACGAAAGGGGTGGAACTGAGCCGGTGGATAGGCTAATTGTCAATTTCCTGCGCAAGCAAAATATTAAGGTACCCGCATGAGCGGCGTTATCCGATCCTGGCAATGCTTGAACGGCCGCTGTAGCCGCGAGTTCACGTCATGGGAATCAAATCCTAGCTGCCCTGCGTGTCAGGGCCTGCGCGTGCAGTGGATTCCCGGCGGCGGCCACGTCGCAGGAACGGCAAAAGCCTGCGATGCCGAACTGCGCAATCTCGTGGACGTGTTCAAGATGACGGACATCAACTCGGCCCAGCGCGGCGAGCGCGCGAAGCCCAAATTGCCGCAGCCGGTCAATCCCGGCCGTAGCCAGCCGAACATGCAGTTCGGGCCGGGCTTCACGTCGCCGATCATTCGCGACGGCAATGGCCGTCCTATGGCGACGTGCTTGCCTTCGACCAGCAATGTGAATTTCAAGGCGCGGGTGGGCACAGGTGTTGCGTTGCCCCACTCGCGTTCCGTGCCGGGTGTTCATGCGGCTACCGCGATTGAAGCCAGTCACAGGCCGCCAAGATGAACTGGAAAGAAAATCATCCCTGCCGTTGGGCGCAAAACTGTTATTGCGATATGTTTTGTCAAGAAGAGGCACGAGCGCATAATGCAGCAAAACATATCGCGTTGGGGGATGAAGAATGGCGCGTTATTGAGTCGGCGCCGGCTTATGAGGTTTCGTCTCTTGGGCGAGTAAAGCGCGTTGGTCCTGGAAAGGCCGCTCGTGTTGGTCGAATTTTGAAGCCAGTTTCGGACAAAGACGGCTACTTAATGGTTCAGCTTTCGATGAAAAATAAGGTTACTCCCCGCAAGGTACATCATTTGGTACTGCTGGCGTTTGTTGGGCCACGGCCATCTGATTTACATGAGGCGGCTCACGGCGATGGAGTGAGGTCTAATAATCGATGGGATAACTTGTCTTGGAAAACATCTAAGGCAAACAAGGAAGATAAGTTTGGTCATGGCACGCATGGTTTGAAATTGCGAACCCACGCTATCTTATCTATACGCACTCGCCGTGCGCTAGGTTATACATTCCAATCAATTGGTGATGAGTTTGGTGTTACCAAAAGTCACATTAAGAAAATTGTGGATCGGGATGTTTGGTCGGTCGTATGATTATTC